CCATTACTAGATTTAGGATAAAAAACATAATGGGTTGGCTTTATTTGTTTGGAATAGTTAAAATTCTAAGCACTATTGTCAGAATCTCTTCTAGAGGTAATATTATCTTGTCCATTTTTTCTAAAAAACATAAACCCTATATCACCATTGCTATTTGTTTGACCATTACCGTTAACAGTGTTTTGTTTACCTCTAATGCTCATTGTCCAACTGTATTCTCGACGCCCAAAAGTAGTTCCACTTCCAACACTCCAAGCTTCTGCTTGATCATCGTCTACCATATATGCGAACAAACTATCGGGCAATGGAATAAAAGGAGATAATAATATTTTTTCATTAGTAACGGTAAGATTGTTCTCTATTCTTTCGGCATTCCAATTAGTTAACACATTTGCTACATCGNCTGGATNTTCTTTGTCTGTTCCCCATTCCCCAATAGTATTAGCTTGAGTGTATTTCCAAAATGGTTTATTATTAGTCATGTTATTATTTGCAAATGTTATTTGTCTTTCTGCTGGATTTTCTCCTGGTATACTTAACTTAATTTGAAATACTAATTCTCCTTGAAGTGGTGTTGCATCTATATCCAATGGGCCAAATATATTATTTTGAGAAAAGAATTGGGAGCCAAATTGGATATTCCAAGCATTGTAATTTACACCTGGATCTGCAGCATCGGCTGTTTGTACTAATGTAAAACTAGCTGTTATATCACTATCTCCTCCTTGAATTAAAGAAGTTTCAGTTGTTGTTATTGACACAAGTTCAACTAACGCGTTAACATCAGAGCTTCTTAAACCATTNTTCATTACAACTGAAATGTCTTGTTGTAATAAAAAAGCACCAGGTCCTGGACTAGCAGCTGTTCCTGGATAAAGTCCAAATCCATCATATGGATATTGCTCTTGCATTTCAAATAACCAAGGAGTAGTACTTTGAGGAGCTGTTGAACTTTCTCCATTTTTAATAGCTGCGTTTAGGTCACTAATTAAACCACTAGTTGTTGTTTCCCAATATATATCTAAATTAGATAAAACAGGATTTGTTTCAGCAATATGTAAAAATTTAGAAAACCTAGGTGGTGTTGCTGTAGCAGGTGGATTACTACCTGTTTGATTAATATTAGCAAAACCAACTCTACCAGCTGCACTTGAAGTAGCTGTAAAAGAAGATATATCAACTGTTGCTATAAAAGGATTTTTATCGGCGTTAAATATTGGATCAATATATACAGTACCGTCATTAGGATAGCCACCATCTGTAACACCTTTTTTAGAAGCCCAAGGACCAAAATCTGTAAATTGTTGTATATTAACAACTGGAAATGCTCTTGTGTCTTTAAAAGCAACGTTGTTCCATACATTATTTACATCGTATTGAAGTTGATAAACCCTATAATAAAGAGATACATTGCTAGGAAACATTTTATCTGTAGGAGAAATATTACTAGTATCCTTAGGAACTTTATTTATATTATCACCAAACAATGAAATATTAGTTACTTCGTAATCATCAGAGTATGATAACANAGGTGTTGTTGAAGGTGGCGATGGTGCACCTGTATAAACTACATTACCTGATAAAGCTCCAGGTAAATATACGTTGTAATACTCTTGTTCACTTTGCTTTACAACAACCTTATAACTATACCAACCTAGTGGATTAGTATTTACATTGTATAATCCTGGATAAAAATTTTACAGAAGGTAAAGTTTCGGGTATTAACGATTCAAAAGAAACTTTTNAAGAATTACCAAAAAAAGAATCTACCCCAGCAGATGTTCCTACAAAGTCATAAGGAGCAAATACTGTAGATTTTTCTTTATCTATAGAACCTGTAAATTCGTTGTTTAGCAAGAATAACATTTGAAGATCTACCGTATCTGTCTGAAAGAACAATACCAACTTGATAAGTTCTACCTTGTTTTAATGTAGAATTATAATATTCTTTTATTACAGTATTATCTGTTGATGGAATAGGTGGATTAACAGTATCGTCATAATCACTAGTTTTTGGAGTAACAAAACATTCGTAGTCTAAACTTAATGGAGCTCCATGAGCGTTTTGGTAATTACCATACATTACTCTATTACCAGCAACTTCTTGTGTTAAAGACCTTACTGGAGTAGCATCACTTACTCTAGTTATATCTCTTTCAGGAAGAACTTGAAAAGGTTTACTTCCGTTGTATTTATATATAAATTGCTGATTATAAGGCCAAGTAGTATAGCCATTAGCCACAAGCATACTACTACTGCTTGTTGGATCTAATTTTAAAGTATCTAAACTGACAGCATCTATAGAATAAACATTATTATCACTAGAAGATTTTACTAAAATCTCTATTTCTTTAACTTTATATCTATCTATAAAATTAGGTGTTGATGCTGGTGCAAAAGAATAAGCTGGATTTGGAAGTTGAATGTTTAATTCTGCTCCACTTATTATATTTTCAAACCAATCTATATTAGAATTTACAGCAGCTCTACCTTCATCTCCAACTGTAAATGATCCGTAGTTTCCAGGAACAAATAAGGGTTGAGTAAAAGGTGCCATAAGAGAATATTCATTGTCATCATACTTAAATCTATAGCTAAATCTAACAAATTTATCTTTTAAATATTCTCTTTCTCCTTGAAAGTTTGTTTGATATTCTGGGTTTTTTAATTGAAAAGTAATTAAATCTCCTGCACTCCAAGTTGCTAAAATTGTTGTAAGATCAGCAATAGGTGAGGTAATTGTAGCTTCACTTTCGGCTAAATATACATTATTTCCTGAGACTTCATTTACATAATACACGCCACCATTAGGAACATTAAAATTTCTAATTTGCCATACGGGCCAAGTATTACCAGATGACTTTATAACAAAGTCTGGAATATTTCCTGAAAATATAGGCGCAGGATCTACTGTTTGAACACCACCAAATTTTAAATAATCATTTCCAGTTCCAGGATTATCCACTTCGGTTAATGGAGCAGTAAGAGAAAATAGGTAAAAAATTCTTACATTTTCAGTTTTCCAAGTTGGTTGCCAATTGGCAGCTGCTGGGCTTCCTATATTTTTAATAAATTTTATAGGTTCATAAGGGTTAAATTTAGCTACAGAAATTTGATCTTCACAATAGTAATAGTCTGTTTGTTGATTAGGTTGATTAACAAAATCACCCGTAGAATTTGCTAAATTTATATTAATTTTTCTAGGTTGATTTCTATTGTCAGACCAAAATAATTGATTTTCAATAATATTAAAACCTATTATCGGATGTCCTTTGTCAAAGTTTAAGAATCTTCCTTTAAGTAGTAATCTAGGAACATAAACACCATTTGTTAATGTTATTTGAATTAAAAAATTAAAACCTTTAAATCTTAAACTTAACCTATCTGAGGAATTATCTCTTATAGTTGTAAGAAAAACATATAAAGAGCTAGTATCTTCATCTGTATAAAACCCAATAATGTCTAGAGTATTTCTTGCTGGTAAAGAAGTTTGTATAGATTCTATAAAACTAGCAACAGCGCCAGGTGTTTGATTACCTCTAACGTTTTCTAAAGCGCCAACATCTGCACCTTCTGACTTACCAACGTTAATATTTCTACCTTCTCTATATTCACCAGGCGGAACTAATCTAGCGTCTTTGTCTCTATTCATCTTAGACGCTAAGAAATTATTCTTTAATTGCGGCATAATTAATGTTTAATCCATTTAGATTTGTTTCTCATTACTCTAACTATTTCATCTAGTTTAATATTTGACAATCTAATTTTGGCGTTTCTAAGTTGTGCTCTTCTATCTTTTTTAAATCTAGCTACTACATATTCTGGAATATTAGCTCTATTCGCTAGTATAGAATAAGCTATATGCATATACATGGCCTCTTCCGCCATTTTAGGAACCTTAGTATCTAAATCAGAAGCTAAACCATCAGATATATATTCTAACACTATACAACGACCATTCATGTCTGATGAAAAAGATATTTTACCTTCTCTTTCATTCATAGTAAAGTACCCATTTATTTGAGTAGTCTCAGGAAGTAGTCCGTAACGCATGCCCCTATACTGTCTAGCATACATATAATCTTCGCCGTAATAATTAAATGCTCCATTTAAATAATCATTATAACCACCGCTAAGTTGCCATTGTTGTAGTTTTGACCATTTAGCTTTAGTTAAAGACGTACCTTCAGTATTATCACCAAAGTGATCTTGTACAAAACTACCATCTTGAGTTTGAAGAGGAACAGTATAAGGATCTATTGTTAAATTATCACTAGGATATATTATATGTTTTATACCATAACCATCTATCCAGGACATACGTACATAATTTACATAGTCTTGAGGAATTATTATAGATAAACTAGGTGGAACAGTTAACTCTTGAGACTTAATAGATTTTAAAGTATCATAAGAAAACTCTTGTAAACCACGCTTAGCATAAAATAAAACATCAGTTCTTTTAGCACTAGGTATTATTTTACCATGTCCAACATATCCAACTAAGAAATTGTTTATTATATCGTTTAAAGTTAAATAAGAATAGCCACCATAATTATTCCACACTGCTGTGGTTACTAATGTTATTCTAAATAACGTATCTGAAGGTGCTGTATAGCCTCCAGTAATAGCTATAGTATCATGACGAGTTGTAGTTGTAACTAAAGTTATTGGATCAGTCACTGGTAACCAAGTTACCCCAACATCTTCACTATACTCAAATTTAAAGTTCGCGTTGTTAACACCTGCAACTGCTAATTCTAGTTCTGTATTAAACGTTGTAGGAAAATTAGTTTGAGTATCTCCATTGGCTACTAAAAATACTTTTTCTCCTTCGTAGTACTCTTCGTTTGTTTCAGTTATTAGTCCCATTTATTAGCTTTTTTCATTATTATCTTCGGATACAGCCATTTGAGATGCTGATTGTATTATTTGTGGCTCTCTTATTACTATACCGCAATATTTTAATATGTTTATTACTAACTCTGTTTGATCTATACTATCTATTTCAAATTGTGTAGAACCAAATGTTGTACCACTATAAAGAGTAGCATCATCAAATGTTATCACAGCGTCAACAGGATTTGTTACTGTTGCTCCAGCTTGAAAAGTAGCAGCAGAAAGAACAATAGTATCTGTATTTGAATATCCACTACCAGCAGCTGTTACTGTTAATTCAGCTATATTAGCTTGAGCATCCATAATTAACGTAAACTCCATGCCGGTTCCATTACCTGTATAGGTTACGCCTGTAGAGGTTCCATCTGTTTTTAAAGAATAAGTTAGTGTTGTTGGAGCTGGACTACCAATATCTGCTTGAACAAAAGGAGTTGTAATACTATTGAAAAAATAATTATTAACCAAAGGTAATCCAGTAGCAATATAAATATTATTATCATATAAGTATTGCCCTACTCCTCCGATAGTATAACCCCATCTAGGTTTTGTAGGTTTTTTTACATAATAAATTACTACTCTGTTTTGTATAGTACTAGGATAAACATAAAATAAATCTCCTTGTTCTTTGTAAACGGGCCATGATTCTGTGGGAGCTGTTAGTTTAGATCGTTGAACTAAAGCATATTCGTGTTGTGTTAGTCTTTGCAACTCAGTAGCATTTAAACCTGTTTTTTCATACTGAAGACTACCTATTCTATGTATAGCTGGTTTATCAGCATCTAATGAAAAAGTACCATTGTTATATGTAAGACTATTTTGAGTTTGAAAAATTTGTATTTTTTCTTCTATGGATTTTATTCTATTGGCATAGTCATCATCCATTTGAGCCGCTTGTAAAGGTACGCGTAATTGTTGGTTTAAATCTTCAAAGTATTTTTCAAATATTTCTAATTGTACTTGATTACTTATTTTATTAAACTCGTCTGGCGTTATGTAACCTCTTTGTTCTTTATTGAGTATTAATAAAACCGTTTTATAAACTTCATTTACGCTTATTGCCATTTTAGTATTTTTAAAAAAAAAGGGTGGCGAAATACCACCCTAATTATATAGTCACTTGTTATTTGAACTTTTTCTCTATAGATTTATAAACTTCAAGTCCTTCATCGGTTTGGAACCAAGCTGCCATTGCTGAATATGGATTTTCATCAAATGGTACAGTCATTAATTTTTTACCGTTACTACCCCAAGTAAATGTTCTTTGGTCTTGAGATAATTTTATTATGTTACTCTCTTTTGCTTTAATAGCAAAATTTCTTAAAATTACATTTTCATCGTCCATTAAAGATAAGAAGGTTTGAGGTTTTGTTCTAGCAAATACTAGTAAATCTCTTTTAATCTCCTTAGAAGTCATAGAAGTAACACTAGAGCCTTGTTCAACTCTTAGTATAGCCTCAGCGTGATCTAATTCTAGTTGATTAGCTATGTTCATAGCTTGTAGTTCTATTTCTAAATAATCAAGATGATCAATAGCTTCTTCTACTTTATCGTGCTCGTGATATAATTTATTTTTTGCTGGGTGATATATTGATAATAACTTTTGTAATTGTACCTTTTCTTTAGGAACAAATAAAGTTCCATCATTAAAAATAATATGAGCTAACGTAACTGGTCCTTTTTGTTCATCAACAAAAACAGATTTTTGATTAGTTGCATATCTTAACTCTCTATTGTAGCCAGCGTTTTCATCAAAATAAAACATTGGATGTCTAGCTGTATGTCTAGAAGGTATTTTAAAAGTTAATGGTTCTTTAGAACCTGCTAAATAGTAATTTCTATCTTTATACTCCCAAGTATCTTTTTTAACTTCAGCTTTAGCTGGAGCTTTTTTTTCTTTTGTTTCCATAATATAATATAATATAATAATTAAAAAAGCCCCCGCCGAAACGGGATCTTATTATTGTGTGTTTTTACAATGTACCCATACTTATTGTAATGCCAGAAACTGAGTTTCCACCAAAATCAACTGGTATAGCAGGACCATTTCCACCGCCAGCTACGCTAAGCGCAGCAATCATGCGATCGACTATAATATCCCTAGTCATTGTTTCATCTCCTAACTCATCTATTGTAATAGCATATTGTAGGCAATTGTCAGCCGAACTACCACCAATAGCATTGTATTTAACAACACAGTTAGTAGCTGCACTTGAGTTAACGGTGATTACTCCATCAGAAGGAAGTAGTAATGAATTTCCGTTATCTGCTTCTTTTCTTGGTAAACTAATGTAAGCCATAATTTTATCTTTTAAATGTTAATAATTATACAGTTGACTTAAACAATACGAAGTTATTCGCAGCTTGAGTAACTAAACATCTTTCAGATAAGAAGTGTACTTCCATAGCATCTAAAGAAGACGTATATGCACCACCGACAGAACCAGTGATCCAGTTTTTATATCTTCTATCATCTGATTCAGAAGCTCTATATCTTACGTGTAAGAAAGGACGTCTGATGTTAGATCCTAACATTTGATCATAAACAGTTGTTGTACCAGCTGGAACCATAACACCATCGATGTCTTTGGTTAATCCTCTAGTAGTAGCATCGTTTAAGTATTTCCAGTCAGTTTTGTAGAAGTCATAAGAACCTCTTCTGAAACCAGAAAAACCAAAGTTAAGTGCCATTTCAGCTTCATTGTCAAAAAGACCGTAAGAAGCAGCTTGAGTAGAAGCATAACCTCCACCAGCTTGAGCAGCGATCATATCATCAAAATCAAGAGCAGTAGCTCTGTTTAAGAATAACATGTTCTCTTCAATAGCTCCTTGCTTATCTAATTGCTTAAGGATCTCATCAAAATCTCCTAATGCACCAGCTCCAGGAGCGGCAGCACCAGCAAAGTTAGACCAGATATTTCCTCTTGTTTCAATAGCATCAAACATACCTTGAGTACCTACAGGAGCAACTCCAGAAGTACCAGCATTATTTAATGTATATTGTGTAGCAGGGAAAGTAGTGGCGTAATCAGCGTCAGCAACACCAGAACCAGCAGCAGCTGCTTCACCTTCAACCATTGACATCTCAAGGTAATCTTCAAATCTTAATCTTGTTTCAGATTCAGCTTTTAAATACCATAAGTATCCAGACGTTCCGTCTTCAGTTGAAACTTCAACCCAACCTAATTTGAGCTGCATCAGAACCTGATACTTCAAATTTGTCTTTGATAATGATAGGATTGTTTTTGTATGTTTGTAATTCTGGCTCAACAGATCCAACCATTTGGCTAGTACCTTTTGCAAATTCAGAACCGTAAACAAACATTTTTAAACCAGCAGTTCCTAAACCAGCTGCAGTTAAAGTAGCAGCAACATAAGGAACAGCAGTAATTGTTTGACCAGATACAGCTACAACTAAAGCTTTAATAGTAGTAAAACCATCAGCAATAACTATAGTTTGATTTAATCTTACAGCGTTGTTTTCACCTGCTTGAATAGTTAAAACATCATTAGCTCTNNNTACANNTTCATAAGCNATNTGTAATCTATTTTGCTCAGACCAAATTACTTGATCAGATGTCATTGGCATTTCAGCGCCAACCATTCTCAAGAAAGCAGATAATGTTCTGTTTCCGTATCTCTCTACCTCTTGCTCATAAAGCTCTGGTAGGTATTGTTGTGTCCACTGCTCAAAGCCCGCTTCCTGAAAATTAATATAATTTGTCGGTTGCGTTACTTTACTTGGCATTGGGACGATTGAAGCTGGAAAAGCTCCTCCGGATAAACCCATAATTTTTAAGTTTTAGTTTTTATTTATTTTTTGTATTTAACTTTTAACTTAGAACTATCTACTCCACTAATTGCTTTTACTTTCCATCCATTAACAAATACATCACCAGGAGTTTCTGTCCTAGCATCTTTAGTTATGTTTTTAGATTTTGCTGTTACATCTTTAATAGCATCGGCTTTGCCTTGCTCGTAAAAATGACTAGCAATAGTATCCGCGTTTCTTGCAGCATATATAGCTTTGTGATATGCACCTTGATCCTTTACACTACCGTCTTCATTTAAGAACTTCTTAAAAAACGTTGTCAAGTCAGATTGCGACTCAGCAACTTCACTCGAATCTTTTACGCCGTATCTAAATTTCTTTTCACCAAAATTGAAATCAAAACCTTTGAAGTCTTGGTTAAAATACTTATTAGTATTAGCTTTAAAAGTCTCATGCTTTTGCTTTGCTACCTCTTGTTCTTTGTTATATCTATTGAAAAACTCAGTTGCTTTTTGTTGTTCTTGAGTAACGCCCGGTCTCAACTTGATCTCGTCGTAATACTTCTTTTTCGTTTCCTCCAAAAAGCTCTTTGCTTCTGCAATTTCTTCTTTATAAGCGAGTTTCTTTTTTTTAACCTCTCGCTCTTCCGCTTCTTCTGGATCAAAAGAAAATTTATCTTCTAATATAAATTCTACTTCTTCTCTATTTAAATGCGGTTTAGTCTGTTTATAGTACTCCCTCAATAAAACATCTTCGTCAACGTTTGAATAATCAGCATTAAGTCTAACATAGTCTTCTACTGTACCACCAGTGTCTTTCATAAAGTCAACTAGCTTTTCTACGTTTTCAGGTAATTCTAATTTAGGATCTTCTTTAATTTCTTCTTTAATAGCTTCAACTACTTCTTCAGTAGCTTTCTCTTCTACTTTATCTTCAGTAATTTCTGTAATGTTAACTACTGGTTCTTTTTCTTCAGAGACCTTTTCTTGAGTTTGCTGAACCTCTGGTTCGGGTACTTTAACTTCTGAAATACCTTCGGTAGGTTTTTCATCAGATACACCCACTGTGCTTGACTCTGTATTGGCATCTTCTTCTTTTTTAGATAAATCTAATTTTATAGCTTCATCTTTTTTATTTAACTTTTTAGGTCGTCCAGGCTTTCTCTTTGCNTTAAACTCACCTTGTTCTAGTACGCCATCGGCGCCTTGTTTTACTTCTTCTGACATAATATAATATAATAATTAATAATTAAATAGGATTTAAAGGATTAACTCCAGTTTCCATATTTGGGTTTTCTTCTAACTCTTGGGTTTGTTCCATCATAGGATCGGTTTCAAAACTTGTTGGAAGTAGCTCATTTTGTCTTTGATCAATTAATTGACTTCTTTGAGTTCCTTCTATTCTTATTCTTTCGTCTTTCCTATCTTCAGTATTGTTTACTCTAGCTTCTATAACAGCCTCTTTAGCTTTTTCTAATTGCAGATCATAACCAAACTGTTTCTCCATCATCATCATTTTGACTTGAGCCTCTTGCTGATATCTTTCAATATCCATTTGAGTTTTGGCTTGTTCAAATTGAACTTTTTGTTGTGTTAAAATTTGTTGTTTCTGAGTTTCAGCCATAGCAACTTTTTCAGCGGTTTCAGCTTGAGCTTGAGCCTGCGCTTGTATTTGCTGCATTTTAAATGCTTCTTCTCTTTGTTGTTTCTTTTGTCTTCTTTGTTTTAGTAATTGATTTGCTAAAGTTAAGTTTTTAACTTCTCTAATATCTATAGCATCTTCTAAATCAATACCACCTGTTTTTAAAGCTATTTGTATATTCTCTTCTAATTTAGCTTTTTCTTCATCGTCTGGTTCAAGACTGAGGAATATTCCAAAATCATGTATATTAGTATCAATTAATTCTTCTAACGTAGATACATTAAATTTAGAAATACTTTGTTGTAATGCAGATCTTGTAAGTGGATACATTAAAGCATCGTTTATTCTTAAAGATATATTTTCACAGTTTCTTAAAGTAAGATAAAGACTTGACTGTAAAATGTGTCTAGTTGCGGTATTAGAGTTAGCTGCTGCTATTTTTTGTAACCCTACTAAAGAATGCTTATCTGGATTACTAGCATCTCTAGCTTCGTTTAATCCAGTTACATCTCTAATCATTTGTAAATAGTAGTTGTAAGCACTTATTAAAGACTGTATTTTAGCACTACCATTTCCTGTTTGTAATTCTTGTATTGGAACTTTTCCTAAATTTTGATCACCATCTTGAGTCATTGATCTACCAACTATACTACCAGTTTGGAAGTACATGTTTAATGCTTCTTGTGGATTGTAATTTGTTCCATTACCCAAATCAACTTCTGCTAAACCATCGACATCTAAATAAACACCATCAGGTACCATTCGAGATAATACTTGTTGTAGTTTTAAATGGGTGATTTGAATCATATCAGCAAATCCAGTAACTCTTTTTACTAAAGAATCAATACGACCCTTATACATTCTTGGAGCTACTATATTGTAATTCATATTTACTTTAGTAGTATCTGCTTGTGGTCGTGTCATATTTTCAGACATTTCCCATTTTAAAACCTGTGGATAACCTAATATTTTAACGCCCGTGTATAATACTTCTATTGATCTAAATGCTTTTTTATAATTTACTTCCTCAGGTGGATTAAACGCGTCTGTTTTTTCTAAAGCTTTCTCTAATCCGCTTTGAGTTTCTTTTATTTTAAAAACTTGATTAGTAAAAGTTTTATACTCAAAATATAATAATTGAACTTTGTCATCAAAATATCTTCCGTTCCAGTCGTTTCTATAATTTGAATTCCCAGGATATTTTTCTATTTCTTCTAGTTCAGACGGTGTTAAATGAGGAAATTGTTTTTTAAGCTCAGCCATACTAACACCTTTAACTTCGCCCACATACCATATGTCTTCAAAGTTAGGATCTTCAGTATAGGAATAAACAAGATTAGCTGGATCTACATAATCGACTTTAACACCTTCTTGTAAATTAAAACTAGTTTTAGAACAAGCGATACCCAAAACCGTTAAGTCATAATTTAATCTTCTTCTTACTAAATCATATTTATTATAATCTAAAGTATAGTTAATAGCTTCTTCTTGAGCTATTTCTATATTTTGCTTATAATTAAGTTGCATATATACAGAAACTTCGTCTGGGTTTTGAGGTCTATTAGGATCATCTCCACCTGAAGATATATCTACACCTAAACTAGCTTTAGCTTTTTGAATATATTCTTTAGCATATATATCCATCATTAACCCTTCAACGTATCTTGATCTTTTAGTAAGATGAAGTAGGGTCTTGAGCATAGGCTTTTATATCATAATTACGTTGTGACATTCCATTTTACAACTATGTCAACAAATTTAGATAATATAGGGACTGGTGTCCAGTCTAAATTTAAATAAGATAAATCTCCATTAATAGATAATTCATCTTTGTATTTTTGTATCGACTGTTCACCTCTAGCGTATAAACGCAATTGATGAAAATTATTATAATTAGAAGCAAATCTAAAACCAGCTATACCAGCTCTAGTTCCGCCAAACCATTCTCCTTCTATTGCCTGTCCAACTTTAAGTCCATAATCATAAGACGCTTTAACTGCATCAGGTACTACCTGATCCGGAAATGAACTTCCATAACTAGTTTCTATCATTTATTTATTTATTTTTGAAATAGCACCATCATTATCATATTTTGCAAAACGTTAGATTTACTGGTTGTTTACTTCTTATTAAATTAGGTCTATATTTATTCTTGTTACAAGCCATGATAGCTAATCCAGAACTAATAGACGCATCGTGCTTTGTTCTATTATTAATGTTAAAAGCAGCCCAATCTTCTAATGTTTTTTGGTGATACATATCTCCCCATTGATCGTTTGCGAACCCAACATAGTTTTCAACATAGTATTCTATAGCTGCTGCGTGAGCTTGCTTAATATCTTCACTTGAGTTTGGTATACCACCTATTTCTTTTTCAGTTACAGACAATCTATTCCAAAGCTTATCAGGGCGATTCATACTGTAACCTCTATAACCTCTTCTTCTCAAATAGTATAATAACCTTGGCTTGTTATTCTCAGCTAGTATTGGCATACCGTAAAAACTAAAGCCATAAGCACATCTTCAAAAAATATACTCCGCTGTTTGTGGTCTTGCTATATATTCTAAAAAAAAGTGATGAGGTGGTGTATCTTCCATACTAAACTTAGTTAGTCCATGTAAAGAACCATTAGAACCTTTACCGTCTACAGTTCCTGATATATCGTAACTATCACAACCAAAACCGCCTAAGTGCTCATTGCCTGGATATTTAATACCGTTTTTAATTATAATATTGTTTTGTAGATTTTTATTCGGAACCCAACTAACCATAAACCTACCCATAGGATCAGGAATAAAAACCACTCTAGTATCTCTTATTCCACCTTCCCAAATAAATTTACCTTTTGTAACATTGGCTAAGTTATTTATTTCTTCATTATAATCTATTTGTTCATAGATTTTAATTAGATTAAATAAACTTTGTTTTGTTTCGTCTCTAAAAGCGTGTTGTTCAGTTCTTGGAAATTGACGATAGTATTCGTTTAAACTATCTTGATCATCTTTTAATCCCTCAACCTCATTGTCCCAATGTTCAATAACTCCTGTTGTAATTTCAAAACCATCAACTCCTTTGACTGGACCTTTTTCTCTAGTGAAGACAGGAAGTCCATAAGTATCCATGAATCCTTCGTAGTTCCACTCCATAGGTATGAACAAGCTATAGAGCCCAGAAGATGTTTGTCCGTTTCTATTTCTTTTTGTAACGTCTGAATTGTAGTAAAGTTTTTTGAAATTATTTCCACCTTTATCTAATGCGTTTGAGGTTGAGCCCATCATACATTTACCTACGATTCTACGTCCTAGTCTTAATGTAGTTTTTGTAACTCTCCAGTTATTTAATATATTATCAGGTCTTTCCCATTTACCGCTTTCATCATGTGCTAATATTTTTAGCTTTTCACCATCGTAAGAGTTATCACCTGTATTTTTCCAATCGATAGTAGTATCAAGACCTTGCAGCTCTTTTAATTTAACATTGTCGTCTAATTTACGTCTAGTAAGTTTTGAAGCTGGGACTCTATATGCCAGTTCGGTCTTAGGACGATCCATACCATCTTGGATCGGTTTGAAGAAAAACGGATAGTTAACGGATATTGGTACAACTTTGTACGGTAAACATTTTTTTAGCATCCGCTCCAGACTTAGAAAGGATACCGAATCGGGCATCTGAAGATATTGTGGCTTGGTTGACAAGTTCTGCTGACGACATAAAAGAAAATCCAGATCGTCTGTTTTTAAGATAGCACATTCCATAGCATCTATCATCTGCCTTGCATGCTTCCCAAAATATAAAGAAGAGTCTGTTTGCTTCTCTGTAATCGGGCGCACCAACGTCAATTTTTGACCATTGCAAGTACATGTAATGAGTACCAGTAATATATACAGGACTGCCACAATTGTAGAAACTAAAACCTTCTTCTCTACGCTTAAATTCTTCATCGATATACTCATACCACTCTTCTTTAAAATCACTTGGATAATCTTCCCAGTCAAATCTTGTTTTTATTCTTTGTAGTTCTTTTGGATATTCAAACTTTTCCCAGTATTGTTCCTTTTTATCTTTGCTTCGTTTATAAGGTTTATCTGCTTCTGGTAAAGCAATCCTGAGGTTTTGTATTTCAATGATCTGTCCAATTTTACCTGTTTTACTAATTACTACAAAATCATAATCAGAGTTATAACCATACTCCCATTTTTTATATCTATTTTGTTTAGATAATATTTTAGGATTTACAATATCTTTTATTTCTTTCCAAAGTGTTTGACTATAACTCATCTACTTCTCCCTTCAGCAAATTTAAAAACCCTTTCTTCTTTTTTCTCTTCTATAGGTTTTCCTTCTAATAAAGCTTCTTCTTCTTCAATTCTTTTTAATATTTCAAAAGCATCAAATATTGCTAGCTTTTTAGTAGCTGCAGCATTTTTAAGTCTATCAGCTGAAACATCTTCTCCCGTGTCAACTATAGGTTCTTGAGCTACTTTAATTAACTCGTTAACTGCTAACTGTCCAGCTTGGATTATACTCTTTTTCGTTTCCTTCGTGTTCATGAGTTATGGCAATATAATTAGATTTCATACAATATAGTCTTTCACCTTCAATAATAAATTCAAATTCTGAATCTGGTGTAAATATAACAAGATCTCCAGGTTTTAATCCTACGGCTTCTAAGGCACTATTAGAATATTTTAATATACCAAAGTGTTCTCGTTCGTTATTAAAGCTTAGATTGTTAGTATCTACTATAGGCTTTACAAAGCAATAGTCTAGGTGAGACTTAAGGTTATACATATATATTTGCTCACTTGAGCAAAAATACATTTCATCTTTAAAAAAAGTTGATGAGTTTTTTTCGATACCTTTAACGTCATAAAATCTTCTAAATATATTATGATGAACATATACTATATCACCTTTTTTTATTTTAGTTTTTAAAGCAGCAGGTGTAGAAACAACTACTGCTTTCTTACTAACAAATTGATGATTTTCTATAGAAGAGTTTATTATCAACTCTTTGTCTTCAATTTTTTTTACATTATCATATCTTTCCTCGAAAGGTTTTATGATAAAACTATAAAGACTTTGCATTAGTACTTTAGATCAAACTCAACCGCTATAGCCATATTTTTATTAAACCTTTTCCAAGGTAAAACTTCATCATTTTTTTTAATAAAAATAGAATACTCTCCGCTTGACTCATTGTTTATTATATCACATATAGTATGACCACCATAAACTTCTTGACCTATAGCATAATGCATCGCATCATTTTTATAGTCAGAGCCTATACTAATTTTTCTTATTAAACTAGACATGCTCTACTTCTTCAGCTTCTTCTTTTATTTCAGTGTATGTACCTTTTTCTAAATCAATATTTATAGATCCATACTCTTTTTCTAATTCAGCTTTAAATTCTTCTACTTCTTGGTTTACTCCAGCTAATTCGTGTAGTAATCCATGCTTTGCAGATTCTATATAACCAACTTCATTAAGTATTTTGTTAATCTTTTTTTGTTGATCTTTTATTTTATCTAATTGTTCTTCTTTTATTTTATTCATTTGATTAAATTTAATTGTTTGTTTATTTTAGGGGTATTCTACTGCCATAGAAATAACCGCGTCACCCTGAGTATTACCAGTGCCAGTCCAAGAACTAGCAGGATTGCTATATAGTAATACCAATACATCTCCTGCTGAAAAAGCTGCAGTTCCGCTCCATGTTTTCAAGAAGTTTGTACCACTATCTGAATTATTAATAGTAAGAGTGGTTAAGTTTGCAATATTTGTATAATTAACTGTTCCATTTTGTGTATCTGAGACACCTGCTGGATCAGTTAATTTTCCAATTTTCCAATCAACCACTCCATCTGGATCTGCTGGAATTGTAGGAGGAATAGTGTTTTGCCATTTAATAGATATATTAGTAACTGTCATATCAATAGGGGTAGACATACAAGGTCCATAAAGGCTACCTGAAATCGTAGGATAAGCCCATGTAGCTTGCCTTGGGTTGGAGGCAACAGCAGAGCTGTAACCTACTTCGTCTGCGGCTCCATTAATAATCCCTTTAGATGTTCCACCACCACCTGTTGCATTAAAGGTTATAGTTTCATTTGAATTTTGATTAAGAGTAAAATCACCACCACCAGTTAAACCTGTTCCGGCAGCTAATGTTATAGTATTGTTATTTGATGTGCCATGATCTACCCATTCTAATGTTACGTCATCTCCGTTAGGTTCTGCAGATAATACTTGACCAGCAGTTGGCAGTTCTTTAGGTAATAGCCAGGTTTGATCTTCACCATCTGATTGAGTAGTTACTATAAAAGTAGAAGGACTATTGGTTGTATCTCCAAATTTAAAAGTTATCTTAGGTTGATCACTTCCACCTATNTAGTTTCCATTTATTACTAAGCCACCGTTTTAATCCAGATTGCATACTACCAATACCAATGTTTAGTGTATAGGTTGNGTTTTGCCAAATTAAACCTCCAGAACCTCCTAAATTGTCACCACCAGTACCGTAAAATGTTACTCTAGCATCAGTGTTTGTTGAAGCGTCACCGCTACTATTACTATTTATAATACTAGTAACTAAATCTGGTCCTGTTATTTTTACATTACTTGTACCTTCGTATCCTGGAATACCATCTATAACTCTAATATCTGTTTGAGGTACAAATACCGAATCATCACTTATTTTTGCGTTTGCCATTTTATTTTAATTTTCTAGTTCTACTTTACCACCATCTTCAAGCAGCATTAAGTTTGTCAATGCTGACTCTAAAGCTATGAAGTCACCTAGGATAATTGGTTTTAAATTTTTATCTCCAACTTGGGGTATAGTATATCCTATTCCTAACCACATACTAATATAAAGCTAATATGTTTGATGCTGTTGTTCCATTATCCCATACTCTTACTACTAGTACTGGTAGAAAAGATCCAGCAACTACGCCTATAAATGTAGCTTCATTACCAGATTCTAAAGTTACTTTAATATCTCCTAATCCACCTACATATAAGCAGCATCCTCTAGTTTCCGTATTTGGAATATTAACCGTATCCGATTTTGTTACTGCTACAGCATCGTGAGCAAATATTCTAGGCTGCGCCATCATATTACCTTCTAATCCACTTATTGCCATTTTTTATTTTTTAATTTTTGTTATTTTTTCTGCGCCTCTAGATCCAAAGTACGCTACATATACTGTAATTAGTAAGGCTTCCATTAACGAAACCCACCCATCTTTTATATCTAATAGTATAGTTGAATCTAATACTATAAATATTGTCATAGCTAAAGTTAAGAAAATAAGAGCCATTGGTCTTGTGTTTTTACTAAGCCATGAGTCACTTTTCATATCACTCGCCCATCTACTTGAGATGTTATTCATTTCTTGTATATCTTGTTCTAAAAGCTTGAGTGCCATTTCTTTATCTTCAGGCCCAAGACTAGTATCACTTGATATTAAATTTTTTACTATACCAAACGCTCCGTTATCAGGAAGTACGTCTCCTATAGTGTTAAGTATTTTAGGAGCCTTCTTGTTTAAAAAAGCTCCTATTTTAGTTTCATTAAATTTTTTCTTAGCCATGGTTATTTAAAATGTACAGCTATTATCGAATTTTTTAGAAAGTAATCCTGGTGGTTTATCTTTACACTTAGGTAGTTTATTTTTCTTTTTACCTTTTTTCCTATTACCACCTTGAGAAACTCTATAAGTATATCCACCTGTTGGTTTTTCTAACATAGTATCTTCTTCTTGTACTTCAACGTTTTCGTCTCCCAAGTCAAAATTAATATCTTCTTCTTCCATTAATTCTAGTTCAGGACTATCGTGATAAGGTAGTTTTTCATAAGTAAACGAACTTAATCTATTTCTTTCAGCTGCAGCCACATCTCTAGCTTTACCTCTTTCTCTAGCAGCTTGTTTTTCTTCTTCTGACATAGCTGCCCATCTATCATTAGCAGCTTTTTTCTCTGGTTCTGTTAAAGGTTCTTTTGCTGTGCCTTCAGAAAATTTACTTACAGTTACTTTACCAGCATCTGTATCTTTATCAATTGTTACTTTAACAGGATCACTAGGTCCGCCTTCCATTTTACTTGCCTCAAACGCAGCGTCTAATCTGGCTGCTGATATTGGATTTGTTCTTCTTTGAAACTCGGAATACTTCATTATTATTTTTTACGTTGTGTCATTTGTTGATTAAGCTCTTCAAATGTTGGTGTTTCTGAATTATATAAAATCTCATTTGCAACAACAGGATCATCTAAGCCTTTTCTTTTAAGTCTGCGTAAAGCTCGTTTAGTATCCCTACCAGTTACTTGACCTGGATTTTTAGGTTTTATAAGCTTACTCATAAAATTTCTTAATTTATCTCCTGGCCCTTTCATGGCTTAAAATTTTATAGGTATATGTCTAGTTTTTATTTTCTTTTTATTAGTTGTCTTTGGTGCTAGTGGCGTTGTAGTCATTTCATAATCACCTTTTTCAATAGCTTCATTTCTTGAAATTTCTTGAATCAATCGTCTTTGTTCGTCCGCCTTTTTTGCATCTTTTTTAGCTTTTCTCTTTTTTCTAAATTCAAAAAATTTAGGATCTTCTTTATATGAAGGAGCTAGTTTACCCTTTTTATGCAATGGAGTAATTTTAGTTTGCATTTGTGCAGGATAACCGTACATAGTTGATGGAGGTTGTTCTTCAGCAGCTTTAAAGTCGTCGGGTGACTCTGGCTCTAATTTTAACTCGTTAGTATTATCGTATCCAGGTAATGTTTTATAAACATCACCTACTTTCTTATTTTCATCTGGCATTGTATTTCTTTTTAATTTTTTGTTGTATTTTTTTATTATCAGCTTCAACCTCTTGTGCTAAAGCAGGATTTCCATCTGTTGCTGGACTTCTTTTTGTTATAATAGTTTTAGCAGTATTTTTAGGTAGAAAAATAACATATTTTCATTATCATATGCAAAATTACCTGTATCTTTACTATCAAAATCAAATTGATCTATATGTACCATTTCGTGATCTATCACTTTCTGCATTTGAGCAGGGGTTAGTTAAGTCCTTACTTAGTCTTATGGTTTTATTATCATTAGCAACACCTAAAACACCTTCTTCATCTAGTGTCCTGTATATAGGCACTGGGTTAATATCGTAAAAGGGTTTTATTTTAATACCCATTAATCAGCTTTAAAAGCTAATAGAATCTCTCTAAACGCATATCCAAAAGCTACACCAGCATACATCGGGTGTGACTCTACTAATAGCATTGCTCCAGCTATACCAGCTAAAACAGCTTTTGATAGTGGGTGATTTATAATTGCTTTTGCTTTTTCCATGTTATTTATTTTTAGCTTTTATTTCTTCATCAGTTAATGGAACATCTGCATCTGTTGATGGACGTAATTTTATAGTACCGTTGTCACAGTAAAACTCTCTTTTTTCTCTTTTAGCTTCTTTTTTTCCACCTTCTTTTTTAGCATATCCTTCCTCCCAAGCTTTCCAAGCGGCTTTACATTTGTTTCCTCTTGCCATTTTATTTATCTTTTTTTAGCTCAGGATATTTTCTATAAACACAAGCTTTTATTTTTCCTGCTTTTCTACCGGCATTGTGAGCTAGTTTTAAAGCTGACTTAGCTCTTTTAAGTGTGTTAACCGGGTAAGTTCCGTTAGGTCCACAAAAATCGTCTTTGGCGACATCTTTATATTTACCAGCATTAGACATTCCAGGTTCTTCTCTTATTTCAGATATTGTTTTTTTTGCCATAGTTTCTATTTTTTATTCATGTTGTAAGGAAAATTTTTATTAAACCATTGCTTGCGCTCATCACAGCCACAACCACCTGGTATACTATCTGCTAATCTTTTTATTCCAGTTGCAGTAGTAAACTTTTCTATACTATCTCCTAAACCTCTTGATTTCATTTTTTAAGTATTACGGCTTCCTATAAGTCCGCCCACAAGACCACCGAGGCTTAATGCTCCGACAGTATTAAGTATTTTTTGATATCTACCTTCTGATCTTAAATTTTTATAATCTGGATTAGATTTAAATTCATCTTTAGGTACACTAAATTTATGCTTAACATTAGAAGTACCATCCATAAATTTACCACTTTTACCAGTAGTATAATGAGATATATCTCTGTCTTCAAGTTTTTGCATTGCATCTTCAGCTAATTTTACTGAGAACTTTTTTGTTTTAGGTCTTCTTCTAGCGGGTGATAGTAATGATGCCATATTATAAATTTTTATATTCTTCTGTTGCGTTGAAAGATGGACATGCTTTATTAGCGTAGTCATTGTGTGAATGAATAGAAGCTGTTGGATACATTGCTTTCAGTGTTTTAAGAACATGTAACAAACCTTCTTTTTGACAATCGTATCTAGTGTCTTTTGGAGTCTTACCATCTGCTTCAACGCCACCAGCGTAACAAATTCCTATTGAATTACGATTCTGTCCTTTGCAGTGAGCTCCAATTCTAGCGATATCTCTACCTTTATGTATCTCGCCATGAATGTCAATATAGAAATGATATCCTATATCTGACCAACCTCTTCCTTCCATATGCCACTTTCTAATGGTATCTACACTTATATCTTGGCCTTCTCTAGTAGCGGAGCAATGTACTATTATTTTATTTATCTGTCTCATTAATTATTATTAAACGTTACCAGCTGCTTTAGCAAGTTGTCTAGCTCTATTCATATAGTTTTTATATTCTATAGAATTTTCTTTATAACCAAGATCTCTAACCTGATCTAAAGCTCTTTGTTCCCAAGCTTTAGGTAATTTACTAATGGCTGATTGTCTTTTAAATTCTAATTGATTTTTTAAAGCCTTTTCTTTTTCTAATTCCTTAAAAGCACTTTTTGGCTTAGTAGGCTTTTCGTAATATGGTATTTTCATGAAGTAGTTTCCGGTGTTACCAGAATCTCCTCCTGATATTCCTATTTCTTTTTTATCGTCATTAACAAAAGAAATCATTGTTTTATTTTCAGGATCGGAATCATTTTCAAAAAAAATATTAGCTTCTTCTTTTAATTGGTTAGGATCAATTCCTTCTAATTTAAAACTACTTAAAGCTTTTTCCATGTTATTCCTATTAATTAACTCTTTTTCGTAATCAGAAATAACATTATTAAGTGAGTCTATTTTAGTATTACTTGTATTTATTCTATCTTTTACTGACGGCTTATTTATAGGTACGCCATGCATGTGCAATGGGCTTTTATCTAAAAAATCGTTTTTAAATTTCATTTTTTATTTTTCAACTTCCACCACTTGTTTACAGTGTATCCAATAGTTACACATAGTAAAGCTATTTTCAACATAGGCTCTAACCAATCGAAACTAGCAATTGTGAAAGAAGTTATATTAAAACAATATAACTTTAAATCATCAACACCCATTATTTCTGAGCGTTAAGAGTAGCGTTACCTTTGTACTCACAATTACTAATACCACCTAATGTTGGTGTAATTGTAGAGTTATTAGATCTCATCACTCTTGTACCTACTACAGGTTTTGCTGAATATAATTCTTTACCTGCTGGTTTTTGTTTTTTTCCGTAACTTGGCATAATTTTTTTTTAACTTTTGTAAATACTTTTCATTAGACCCGCTGAGCTAGGACTAAATACTGGATTATTATTATAACTTGAATTTTGTTCTTTTTTAAAACCTGGAGCTATACCTCCCATACCACCTGCGCCAGGATTTCCTGGAATAGCTAATGGATCAGTAACAGCCATAGCGGTTGGATCAACAGCTGCATTTGCTGCAACATTTTGAGCTTCTTTAGCTTTTTCCATGGCTTGAGCGTCGTTTACTGCTCCAAGACCTTGAGTAGCTAAACCGGCTGCTCCAGACAATGGGTTTAATGCTCCTTTACCTGCACCTAGTAAAACATCGTCCCAAGCATCTTTAAATCTTACTTTACCTCCTGCTGCTTCAGCTTCTCTTTTAGCTTTTAAAAAACCACCTACACCACCGGCTATACCTCCTAAAACCTGTGGTACAAATCTAGCTGGTCCAATAGGAGCGATATTTGAATATTGTTTGTTTTTCATCTTGTCTTATCTTTATTCAAGTTTTCTATAGAAAAGCTAAGGACTTTGTCCATGTAGCTACTTCTTTTCATTATTGTGTTACTATTAGAATTTTCTGGAATATCTTCTTCACCTAGTATTATTCTGTAAATTCTACTAAGTAAATGTTTAAATCTAGTTGATGTTTTATAGATGTGATACTTTTGAGTTGTTCTATTTCTCTTACGCCAAACAACAATCCATTCATCTTTTAATAATCTATTCCATCTTCTGTTATCCCAACTGTAAGAATATGATCCAGTTTTAAAATCTTGTTTTGTAAACAAATTTATTGAATCTAAGTACATTAATAGTTCAAGGTCTGCCTCTTTAATATCACATGTCTTTGATACCCATTTACGTATAATTCTATAATGTTTAAATAAGTTAAGGTCTCTTAGGTCGCTTGTAGTTATTTTTCTCATAAAACTACTACAATGTCGAACTCTTTAATCACTTTTGAAAGCTTGCCTTTTACTTCTATATTAAATCCAGCAGCTTTATCATAGTATATTTTATCTCCTTTTTTAATAGCTTTAACATCTCCACCTACTACAAGTACTTCTGCTTGTCTATACCTAACGTCTTCTCTTTGTTTCTCTGCTAGTATTAAACCTCCTTTAGTAATAGTATCACTTTCTTTAATTGGTTTAATCACTACATATTTACCTATTGCTCTCATGCTCTTAAATTATTAATAACACAATCAGTGGATAATATAGTAGTAGCTACAGAAGCCGCGTTTACTAATGCACTTTTAGTAACTAGCAAAGGATCTACTATTCCGGACTTTACCATACTTACCGTTTTACCTGTAACCACATTTAGTCCTTTACCTCTTACTGTTGGAGCTTCATAATCTAATATACCAGCATTTTCAAGAATTGTTTTATAAGGAGCTTTTATAGCATTTAACAAAACTTCTTCTGATACAGATTTAGGTATTATATTAGTTGCTGCATTTAGCAAAGCAATACCTCCTCCTGGCACTATACCTTCTTTAATCGCGGCTTTTGTAGCACATATAGCATCTTCTACTCTATCTCTTTTTTCCTTTAATTCTATTTCTGAATTAGCACCTACTTTTACAATGGCTACTTTTGCCAGTAGTCTAGCTAGTCTTTTTTCTAATCTAACTATTATACTAGGATGAGAACAGTCTTTAATCTTTTGTTTTATATTCTTGATAAGATCATTTACTTCTTCAGGTATTTCTTCTAGTTGTAATATAGTTTCTCCTGGACTAGTTACACTTTTTAAACAAGTTCCTAAGTGTTCAGGTTCTATAAGATTCATATCGTCTCCTAAATCTTCATTTATAAGAGTAGCACCTGTTAATATAGCTAGATCATCTAAAGTGTCTCTTTTGCTTATGCCGTACGTAGGAGCATCTATAATATTAACTTTTATATTACCTTTAAGCTTATTCATGGCTAAAGCGCTCATAACTTGAGATTCTACATCTGCTATTATTAATAAAGACTTATTATTCTTTATTACATATTCTAGCACACCTTGTATCTTTCTAACGTTTTCTACTTTAGATTCAACAATTAAAACGCATGGGTTATCTAGTTCTGCCGTACCTTTTTCTTTATCTGTTATAAAATGTCCGTTAACTATACCTTTATCATATTGTACTCCTTCTATTCTTTGTACAATAGTTTCTGGATGCTCATGCGTTTCCATCATTACAACACCTGTTTCATCAACCGCTTTAAAAGCTTCGCTAATTACTTTACCTAGGTGTTTATCATTATTGGCTGATATAGTAGCTACTTGTTCAATACGATCACCCTTTACGTGTGAAGAGTGTTTTTCAAGATAATGCACTACTTTATCAACAGCCAAATTAATTCCTTCTTTTAGTTGTCTTGGATTTTCCGATTTTATCACTTTATACGCCTCTGTTAATATAGCGTGTGCTAAAACCGTTGCAGTCGTCGTTCCGTCTCCTGCTTCTTTAACTGTTTTTCTAGCTGCTTCTTTTAATAACTTTGCACCCATGTTTTCAACAGGATCTAATAATATTACTGAATCAGCTACAGTTACTCCATCTTTTGTTATTTGAGGATTACCTCCTCCATCTTCAAGTATAACACACTTGCCGCTAGCTCCTAGTGTAGAGCTAACAGCTTTAGTGAGTTTTTCTATACCGTTAAATATTGCACTCTTAGCTTCATCTCCGAAGTTAAGATGCTTTACGATTGTTTCGTTCATTGTATTAAATTAAATTTGATTGGTTTTATAATTGGTTAAGTAGTTTGTTAGACGCTTTTCGAGCTTAGATTTTCCCAACTAACAACTACGTGAGCTTTGCTATCACCAGTTGCTTCGCTTAAGTACACGGTGTAACCAGCTTGTTGTAAAGCATATATAACACTGTTTGGTAAAGCTTCACATTTAGTTTCAAACATACCTAATCTACAGGCATCTTTAATTTGCTTTGCTATTGTTTTAGTTGACCATATATTACCTAGAGTTAAATCAGCAGCTTCAGTAGCCCTTAAGAAATCTGGATTAATTGAATTATCTTGTCCAGCCTCTATATAGTTTTTTAACCTGCTTGCTTCTTCTTCAGTAGGATTTAATTCTACTAATACTTCATCTCGCATAACCTCATTAGATTCTGCAAGAACTTCACCATTAGCTGGCTCTCTATAAAAAACTTGATTAGGATTTTCTTTTACAATGTTTTCATCTCTAGCTATTTCCTGAGCTTCATATGCTTTAATAGTATCTTTATTTTCAGCATTGAACTTATCATAATCCGCTTGAGTTTGATTTTTCTTTTCAGTCACATCAGAAATATTATTAGTAACTTCTGCTATTTGATCATCAATATTTCTATTCTGTTCTTCATTGTCAGCTAGCTGCTTGTTGTATTCACTAATTGAACGATCTGTATCAGCCATAGCTGAATCTGTTCGTTCCATAGCTTCTTTATTAGCGTACCTTTTATCCTCAACAGCTACTAATCTAGCTTCTGCACTAGCTAAGCTAGCTTCAGCAGCATCTACAACTTGTTGTTGTTCAGCTATTTTTTCTGCTGGCTCGCCCTCATCTTGCATTTCACCTAATATCTTTTTCTGCCTTGCAAGATCATCGTTAGCGAATGTAACATCTTCATCAGCAGCTGCCATGTCTTCTTCAAGTTGTTGAGCTTCGGTATCTAGATCTTTCATGTTTTGATCTAGCTCTTCCATTCTAGCTTTTAGTCCATCTATAGCAACTCTAATAGCAGCTTGAGTTTTATCAAAATCTGCTTTAGTAGATTCAAGTTCTGCAAGTTCAGAAGTGTTCTCTGCTAAATCTGCAGTTACATGCTCTAACTTNTCAAGGATCTCAGCTCTAGTGTTAATTAAATCTTCGTATAATTGTCTTCTTATTAATGTCATTTTTTAATCATTAAATGTTTTAACTACTTTAGGTCCTTTTAAGAACTCTAATTTTTTTGTGTAATGTTCTATAGAACCATCAATAGCAGCTTCAGCGCCATCCATAGTTTCTCTTCTTGTTACGTCAATCCAATCGTCTTCGTCTGGATGCTTATATTCTGTTTGGAAAAATCCATTGGGTAATTGAACTATTCTCCAGTTCTTTTTTTCGGTTATATGTTTCCAATGGTTGATCATACTTTGATCTGGTTGTGTAGCAGCTTTAAAACTGCTGGTATATAAAAACGTCATTTGTTTTGGTTTTAGTTTAACGTTGGTTATTTATACTATCACTTGATAGTTTATTTTTTTTAGCTTAATACCATAGCAAAAGCATGGTCCCAAGTTGTAATGCTAGTTAAGTCATAATTTTGTAAAGCTGAAGGTATGCTAGCAGAATCTGTTCCTTCACCTATAGTCCAACCTACTATAGTGTCAAGAAAAGCTAGTTCAGTTCCTAATAGTCTCATTCCATGAGCATTGTTCTGATTACTTAATACTATTGTTATTGATAAACCAGCTGTTACTGTAATAGAACTATCAAATGTTATATCAAATGGACCTGTAGTAGCTGCACTAGGAATTGTTGCAGTTCCTGATCCTAATATATCTCCTACAGTACTACTACCGCCTGATGAGTCGTATATAGCTACAAAAAACTCGTTGCTATTACCTTGAGTTAGCCATACTGTAGCTTTGGTAAGTATACCATTAGTAGGACAAACAGCTACTCTAGCATATGTATTTCCAGCTAAGGTTAATGGAACAGAATTTTCAGCAGAATATGGTTGTAACAAATTAAATCCTGCAGCTGTATTAGCTATGTTTATTTCACTAGAACTAGTTCTTGTTATACTAATTCCAGATCCTTCTGTAAGATCAACAGTTGAATCACCTGCAGCACCGCCTCCAAAATCTAATCTTAAAGGAACGCTAGAACCTGCCTTTGTATCAGCTCCGATGCTGTAAGAGTTATCAATCCATTCAGGCACTGTTCCAGTACCATTAACAGTTAGTGTTTTTCCTGCATCAGCAACAGTCATACTTACTTTAGCTAATTGAGAACTAACTCCTCCTCTATAAAGCATATCGCCTAAAGCATAAACTGTTTGTCCAGTTCCACCATCGTCAGTTCCTAAAGGATCTGTTATGCTTATAGTAACATTTCCAGTTCCACCGCCTGTAACTGATAGTGGAAGTGTAGCCGTAAGTGATGTAACACCACCACCACCGCCACCGGAATACTGAGGTATATTTAAAGTAGTGCCGTCCCAAGTGGCAGCTCCTGAACTACCAGTTGTTGTTAACGTAATATCAGTTGTATTTGTCGGTACAACCCAAGTACCATCACCTCTTAAAAAAGTTGTAGCTGATCCATTATCTGGAACATAACCTAAGTTAGCTCCCCCTGAATATTTTGGTGGTACAGCCCAAGTATTATCTTTAGTTAAAAACTTAGTCGCTTGGTTAGCTGTTCCGTCTATAGCATTTAAATCTACATTATTCATGCTAACCACACCATTGGCACCAGCATTGCTAGTTCCTGATATATAAGTTCCAAAAGTATTAGTGAAAGATAAAACACCTGTATTAGATATTGTTACATCGCCTGTAGCTGCGCTTATGCCTATACCAGATCCAGCAATTAAACTGTCTACTACATCAATAGCGTCTTTAACACTATCTACCGATGCTTGGCTAGTCTGATATTTAGGAGTACTTGAAGCGTCGGAGATTAATATTAAATCTTCCTTAGCAGCGCTTATTTGTGGATATGAATATATTATTGACATGTCTTATTTTTTATTTAGGCCTTTTACCTGGGTTTTTTAGGCGTGTTAATTACAGCCTTAGCTTTACTATGTTTTCTTCCTTTATTTTGAGCCGGTGGCATTTTGTACTTACTAGCAGCCGTAGGGTCTGTAAGGAAAAACTTTTCACCTTTAGAGTACTCGGTTTTGTCGTCTCCTGTAGTACCGCCTTCGAGTGGTGTAACATAAGCACCGTCTTTATGTACTCTATGAACAGCGCTTAAATTACCTTCATCTATCATAGTACTATCTATTGGAGTTCCGTCTGCTTTATATAGAAAATCAGGTAAACCTGATGTAGTGTACGTTTGCTTTTCTTCTAAACTTTGACCTTTGTTCTCACCGTGAGTCATTTTTTTAGCTGCTACTA